TTTGAGGTAGAGCTGAGTAGTTACTTTGGTACTCATCACACTCCATTTGATGAATTTGGCTCTATGCTGTTTGAGGATTGGGATGAGCAGGAATGGGCAAGGTTTGACCATTACATGATTAACTGCTTAAATTATTACTTAGAGAATGGTCTAGTAGAATCTGAGGCTAAGAATTTAGAGCTAAGAAAGTTTATCAATGAGACATCTCAAGACTTTATTGAATGGGTAGATAATAAGAATCTAGGATTTGACCAAAGATTGAATAAGGTGTCAATGTTTGAGAACTTTATAGCAGAGTACACTGACCAAAAGAAGTACCTAACCAACAGAACATTCAACAAATGGTGTAAGAAGTATGCAGAGTACAATGGTAAGGAGTATGTAGATGGATCTAGCAATGGTGCTAGATGGTTTGAGATTAAGTCACAAAGAGATCCTGATGTATGGGATAGTATAAATTATAATTGATATGAACAAAGAAAACAAAACACTTTTAAAAGCCCTAGAGATTAACTACCTCACACTTAAGCACCCTACCATGCCATACATTACAGCATCAGATTGGAATGATAACTCAGCCAATGCTCTCACTAAATGTATCATTCACTTTCTAACCTATTCAGGCTTTCAAGCTGAGAGAATTAATACAATGGGAGTGTATAGAGAGGGTAAGAAGATACAGGTAGGTGAGAATACTAGACAACTGAAAGGCACTTATACTCCTAGCACAGGTACAAAAGGCTCAGCTGATATATCTGCCACCATTAGAGGTAGGTCAGTTAAGATTGAGGTGAAATATGGTAAGGATAGGCAGTCAGAGGTGCAGAAGAGGTATCAGGAATCAGTAGAAGCTGCAGGGGGTACATACTTTATTGCAAGAAATTTTGATGAATTTATGATATTTTATTTAAAATTCATTGCAGATATAAAATAATTGATTACCTTTACTGAAATTTAAAACTTTATTATGGAAACAAAAACAAAAGCTGTAGTACCAGCACCTGTACTAACTCTGCATCAAAAGCTCCACAAAGCTAAGCAGTCAATCGGCAAAGTAGCTAAGAATGCTACCAATCCCCACTTTAAAAAGTCCTACAGTGACATCAATGCAATCATTGAGGCAGTAGAGCCTATCTTATTAGAGAATGGTCTACTACTTTTACAGCCTATTCAGGGCAATAATGTATGCACTCAGATAATCTGCATAGATTCTAATGACTTAATAGAGTCATGCATGGAACTACCTGCAGGACTTAATCCTCAGCAAATGGGATCGTGTTTGACCTACTACCGCAGGTACACATTGGTCAGCCTTTGCTCGCTTCAATCTGTAGATGACGATGCAAATCTAGCTAGTGTACCTGTTAAGGCAGCTAAGCCTGGACTATCTAAGGAGAGATTTGAGGAGGCATTAGTATCTATTCAAGATGGTAAGTTTACTATCCCTAAGCTAAGAGAGACCTTTGAGCTTACAGATTTACAGAATAAAGCACTTATGTTACTATGAAATGGCATCCATCTTCACTCGGCAAACTAATGACAGCATCTCGGACTAAGTCTGAGGTGCTATCTGAAACTACTAAGAGCTACATTAGAGCTGTAGCTAAGCAGGATTTCTACGGTTATAATGTAGAGCTGAATAATAAGTACATTAATAAGGGTAATCTACAGGAGAATGATTCTATTGCTCTATTCAACTCGGTAATGTTTAGCAACTACTCTAAGAACACTGAGAGACTGAATAACGAATGGCTCACAGGAGAGGCTGATATAGTACTAGATGACCAAATAGTAGACATCAAGACATCATGGTCATTAGAAACGTTCCCTGCTACCTTAGAAGAGGGTATAAATAAAGATTATGAGTGGCAGTTGAGAGCTTACATGATGTTATATAATAAGAACTATGCTAGTCTAGTCTATTGCATGGTCTCTACTCATCCATCTCTACTGAATGAATGGGAGAACTTATCACTACATCAGGTAGATCACATAGCTCCTGAGAAGAGAATCACTACTCTACTCTTTACTAGAGACCTGGAGCTTGAGGAGGAGATAAAGGTACGGTTGCATCACTGCACTGAGTACTATGTGACATATATTAATAGACTTAATAATAAATGATGACACCACAAGAGAAAGCAGATGAGTTATTCATGAGAAATTTTGAAATAACAGTTGATGATTATTGTGCAAAACAATGTGCATTAATAGCAGTTGATGAGATTATTAAAGTTTGTCCATATATAAGGCAAAAAGATTGGGAAACCTTAGAACAATTAAACGCTGCAAATATTTACTTTGTAGAATTTTGGCAAGAAGTCAAACAAGAAATAGAGAAGCTATGAAAGAGAAAACAATGGCAATGATCCTAGCACTAGTAGTCTATGGATTGATAATAATAGGAGTATATAATTTAATAAAAACAATAACATGAATGATTACAAAGTAAAAGGACTTATCAAAGTGATAGGTGATACCGTACAGGTGACTGAGAAGTTCTCTAAGAGAGAAGTAGTAATAACCGTAGAGGATGGCAAATATCCTCAATACATCACCCTACAGGCTACAGGAGACAAAACAGCTCTACTAGATGGCTGTAGAGTAGGTGAAGAGGTGGAGGCATCATTCAATCTGAGAGGTAGAGAATGGCAGGATAAGCATTTCAACTCATTAGAGTTATGGAAGATAGATCTATTAACTGCAGCTGCAACTCATGTACCTGATAATCCTGCAGATGATCTCCCTTTCTAAGGGGCAGAGCCTAAAGGACTTTATGATTAAGGAGACCAAGTCTAAGCTCACCCAAAGATATAAGCTCAGTCATTATGCTGAGGATATCGGTGTCTCTTACTGCTCCATTTGGAGATTCACCAATGGTAAGGCTGTAAATGAGCAGTTCTATCTCAAATGGTGGAAAAATTATCTAAATAATTAATAACTTTATGGCAGTCGTAAGACTGCCTTTGTTATTTTTGGCAGATGAACATACTAACCTACATTGCAATATCATGGTTTATAGTAAACTTTGAGCCATTACAGCTACTGATTGATTCAATCTATAGCAAATTCAAACCTAGCATTCTAGCAATGTATCTGCATTCCTCTGCTACCTGTATTAAATGCGTATCTTTTTGGCTAACATTATTATGCACCTGGTCTTTTGCTCAGGCAACTATTGTGGCTCTATTGTCGTTTATATTACAGGAATGTTTACAGAAGCTGAGCAAGTAATAATACAACAGGTGTTCAGTCTACCTGAGAAAGAGCAATCCTATAAGATTCATCTATTAAAACTCAAAGCTATTAAAGATAGGCTAGTTAGTTATGAGAAAGAATGCTTCTGCGGTAGTGTGAGAAGAAAGATATGGCTTAAGGATTTCAAGCAATGGTATGAGACCTATACTTGATAACTACATATCAGCTCACTACAAAGAGATAAGGAAATACACTAACTATTTTCTAGTAAGAATGAAGTCTACTATTTCAGCTGATGCTGTAATAAATAACTCTTTTCTATATTTATGTAATATAGATATAGAGGTAACTGATCCCGGTAAGGTGAAAGCATATTTACTCAATACTATTAAGATGCAAATACTATGGTCTACATCACTAACTAATAGACAAGAGAGGGTAACAGCTACAGATAGTACTATGCCGATAGTGATGGATGATGATACGGATTTATACGATAAGATACGAGATGATATGCAGTATCAGAACAACATGGCAGTGATAGAGACTTATAGAGGGAGGATTACAGATAGGATTAAGCTGATAGTGTTTCAATGTTACTTTGATAAAGGATACAGTACAGCTAGAGCAATGGCAGAATATTTCAGAATACCTGTAACATCTGCTCATTATTGGATACAAGAGATAAAAACCGATTTAAAAAACCTAAGAGATGAAAATTAAAGATGAGTACATTGGAGCTAAGATCTCCCACAAAGGTAACAGGATTACTTTAGATGCTAATAGATATGAATACTTTGTATCTATAGGTCTAGGCTATATGTTTGAAGAGCCTACGGTATCTGAGCCTAAAGTAGTGAAGTATAAAGCAGTCAAAGGACCAATACCTGAGCCTGAAGTAACTGAGGAGGATGGCACAGAAGCAGAGTAGCATATCATTCGCTAGAAAGCCTAAGGTGAAGAGACCAGGTGTTCATGCTAAGAGTAAGAGCTCTAAGCTGAAATCAAGTAAGAATTATAAGAAACTTTATACACGACAAGGAAATGGGTAGAACAAAACTAATAGAGACTCCTGAGAAGCTGATGGAGATATTTGAGGAGTATAGAGCTTATACTCTAGATAATCCTAGACATAAATGGGTGTTATCACAAAAGACTGCAGAGATGGTGGCAGAGCCTTTGAGAGTGCCTTTAACTAATGAGGGATTTGAGATATTCTGCTATAAGAACTACTCAGATTGTCATCATTATTTTGATAACACTGATAATAGATATTCTGAGTATAGGACTATCTGTTCGTACATAAAGAGAGAAATCAGAAATGACCAAATCAGTGGAGGTATGGTAGGACAATTTAATCCATCCATCACTCAGAGACTAAACAATCTAACTGAGAAATCAGACATCACTACCAATGGTAAGGACATCTCTGAAATCAAAGTGAACATCATCACTAGTGCAAAGGATTGAAATGATGTGTCAAGCTGTTGAGGCTTACATCTATTCTAAGAAAGGAGTAGCTATAAAGATTAACAGGATAGCAATTATCAGTGATAGTAGGCAGATGGAGATGCTAGCCTATGCTTATGCTTATGCCAATGGAGATAGATAGTACCGTTATATTTCAAAAGAACTATGCAGCTCTCACTGATCCTGCACTAAGATTCATTATCAATGAGGGAGGGAGTAGAAGCTCTAAGACCTACAGCCTTTGTCAGATGCTAATAGTCTATTGCTATCAGAATAAGAATAAGGTAGTCTCAATCATTCGTAAGACATTCCCTGCACTGAGAGCTACAGTCATGAGGGACTTTCTAGAGATCATGAAGAGCATGGACATCTATGAGATAAGTAATCATAACAAGTCAGAGCATATCTACTCATTCCCTAATGGCTCAATAGTGGAGTTCTTTAGTGTAGATGACGAGCAGAAGATAAGGGGTAGAAAGAGAGATGTGGCTTGGTGTAATGAAGCCAATGAGTTATTCTATGATGACTTTACTCAGCTGAACATGAGAACAGAAGACAAGCTAATCTTTGACTATAATCCCTCTGAGTCATCCTCCTGGCTCTATGACCTACCAACTGAGGAAAGCATACTGATTAAGTCTACCTACAGAGACAATCCATTCCTACCGGATAGCATTAAGAAGCAGATAGAGGACTTGAAGAGAACTGATGAGGCAATGTATCAGATATATGCTCTAGGTGAGAAAGCTATCTCTAAGAGTAACATCTATTCTAATTGGACATTCATAGCTCACAGACCAACTAAGTTTGTGAAGTATGTCTATGGCTTAGACTTTGGATATAATCACCCTACAGCTCTAGTGAGAGTATACTACTGTGACAATGATATCTTCATTGAGAAGGTAATCTATGAGAGCTACCTCACCACTACTCAGCTGATAGAGAAGATGGATGCCTTGAATGTGGATAAGAATATAGAAATCATGGCAGACTACTCAAGACCTGAGATAATTGCAGAGATGAATACTGCAGGGTATGATGTGCATAATGCTAACAAGGTAGTGAAGAAAGGCATAGATAACATCAAGACCTTTGGAGTATTTTGTCAGGAGGATAAGCAGATAATGAAAGAGTATGAGAATTATAAGTGGAAGAAGATAGGTGACCAAATTATGGATGAGCCTGTGAAGCTGTATGATGATGCTATGGATGCAATACGATATGCTACTACTTACATCAGGCAGGAATATTATACTGATGACTCATACTATGCGTTCTAAACAAAAAGCTATCTTAATGTAATATAGTTATGAGTAATGATATACTTAGAGACATTGCTACAGCATATTCAGTAGGGACTTATCCCCCATTGAATGAATCTTACATATTTGCTATAGCCAATCATTATGGTATAGATGTATCTAACTCTAAAGATTTAATAGGAGAGATACTATCTATAGTAGGTGGAGATCCTGGTACATCAGATGATCACCTTATGAATATAGTCTTAGAGCTAGGAGGTACAGTCACAATCAATGCTAATTGGCTAGAGGCATGGCTATTGGTTGCAGGGGGAGGTCCTCCAGCAACTGACAACAGAGTAACTGAGATTAGTGACCAAAGAGTAACAGAGGATTTAGAAAACAGAGTAATACAATAAATTATGGCAGATAAAAAGATTAGTCAATTAACAGCAAAAGGTACACCTATAGCAGCTACTGACTTAGTAGAAATTAGTGAGAGTAATGGTGCAGGTGGCTATGTGACAAAGTCAGTTACAGGTGCTAATATCTTAGCTTCAAAGCAGGACACCTTAGTAAGTGGCACTAACATCAAAACTATCAATGGTAGTTCTGTTCTAGGTAGTGGTAACTTAGTAGTGACTCCAGGTGTAGCATCACTTACAGCAACAGCACCTGTAGTAGCTACAGGAACTAGTACTCCTGATATTAGCTTAGCTTCAGGTTATGGAGATACTCAGAATCCTTATGCCTCAAAGACTGCTAATCATATTCTAGCAGCACCTAATGGAACTGCAGGAGTACCAACATTCAGAGCTATGGTAGCAACTGATGTCCCTACTTTGAATCAAAGTACTACAGGCAATGCTGCAACAGTTACAACTAATGCTAATCTTACAGGACCTGTCACAAGTATAGGCAATACAACAGCTATTGCTAATGGAGCTATCTCTAATGCAATGCTAGCTAATGGAGCTGTAGCAAATCTATCAGGCACTAATACAGGTGACAATGCTACCAATAGTCAATATAGTGGCTTAGTAAGTAATGCAACTCATACAGGAGACGCTGAGGGTAATTTTGCTTTGACTGTTAAAGGTATCAATAACACTATATTATCTAATCTTAATACAGGGATATTAAAAAACACAACAGGCACAGGTGTACCAAGTATAGCTGTAGCTGCTGATTTCCCTATACTCAATCAAAACACTACAGGTACAGCAGGCTCTACTGCTACATTAGCAACAGCTAGAACAATATCCACTAATGGTGATGTACTATATACATCCCCTCCATTTGATGGCTCTGCGAATGTTTTAGGCACAGCTACATTAGCATCAATAGGTGTAGCAGGAACTTATACAAAGGTCACTACAGATGCTAAGGGTAGAGTAACAGTAGGAGCTAATATAACTGCAGGAGATGTACCTACTCTTAATCAGAATACAACAGGCACAGCAGACAACGTTACAGGCATTGTAGCAGTAGCGAATGGAGGTACAGGCACAGCAACTCCAAGTTTGGTAGCAGGAACTAATGTAACTATTACAGGGACTTTCCCAAATCAGACTATTAATTCTTCAGGTGGTGGTGGAGGTGGTACAGAGATAGGGGCACAAATTGGAGGTGGAATAGTAGTAGCAGTATTTAATCAAAGTGGAGTTAATAAAGCTCTTGTTGCAAGTTTAACTAATTTAGG